TGGTTAAAGCATCAAAAGCTAACCCGACTAACACCATTTTTGGATTTGTTACACTTGTATCTGCGCCGGCTAATTTAACTTTTACTTCTGTTTCTTTTGTATGGTCTAAATTGTTTAACTCAAATTTTATAACTTTTGTTTCTCCGTCTGCTAGTGATGAATCATAGGTTTCAATCGTTTCTTTTGTCACGCCATCCACTATAATTTCAATTTGTCCTCCACTATTAGAAGCTTCAAACTCCAAAGTAACATTACTGATTTTTTCTTTAAAGGAAATAAAGTCATTTAGAGTGCTTGTTTCTTTTTTTTCTTCATTACCTGTAAAAACACCCTCATAATAAAGTCTTTCATCATTTAGTGAAACAGGATAGTTTTTTCCATCTCCGATTCCGATAAATAAATTTGTATAAGCGCTATATACTTCCGAAGTTAAAGGAGCCGAAGAAGCATTTGGTGTCGTGGTTATTTGAAATGCCTTTTTATTTGGCTCTTTTGATTCGACTTCTTCTAAATAAACAGTGATTGGATAAAAACTGTATTCAATGTCAAAATCGTTATCATTAACGTATTCCCATATTTTATTTGGATGGTGAGGAATAACATTTTGATCTGCTTCAACACTTAAAAGTTCATTGACATCAATATGATATACTGGAGAAGAATTAGATTTTGGAATTCTATTTTTGTAAATCATTCGTTTTGGATCTCCACTAAAAGCACGCAAAAGAATTTCTTCCGCACCTTTGACAACCAAGTTTGGTTGATCTACAATAACGCCTAATGAATTTCCGTCTTGGTCAATTTTTTCGATTGTAATGTGTCCCGTTGGTTTTAAAGACATTTCATCTTGAAGACCGCCGCCTGTTCCGCTTTTTGACTTAGCTTTTATTTGATTCAATTTTTGTTTTAATGCATCTTTTTTTGGCCCATCAGGGAGAAGAGAAATTATTTTCTCAAATGATGATAGATTCATATATTTACACCTCTCTATACTGAAAATTTATGCCTTATTCCCTTTTAATGTATTTGAACCTAAAATAAATTTACCTAAAGGCCATTCATGACTTATTTCTCCTACGTACACTTTTACCTCATCAATATCTTTCTTGATGTATTTATCCAACAAGCCGGATTGAATCATCTGTTCTTTGTGATCTTTATAGAACTCATTGAATTTTTCGAATACATGATTTTGATAAATAATTTTATAATCACTATTCGATTTCACAAGCACATTTTCTGCGAATTTGAACAGCAACTTATTATTTAGAAATACCGATTTATCTTTTAATAAGACATTTTTAAAATCTTTTATTCGCTTGTGATCAGTCTCATAAAACTCTATATTTTCATGCAATTGAGCAAACATATGATCAATTTTTTCTTTCTTTTGTTCAGGTGTAAGATCAAGAAAATCCATAATTTGAATAGTTTTTGTTTCTCTATTATTTAATTTTAATGAATGAATCATCGTAGATATTTCATGTAATGTTAGCTGATAATGTTCTTTGAAAGAATGCTGAATAGTGCTTTGTTGCTTTATCTCTTCTTTCCACTGCAAAACCTGCTGTTCATTTTCCGCAAAATAAGGAAGAGTTTCTAATGTGAATTTTTCGACTATATGTGTAAATAACGTTAAAAATTCCATCGGATTATATTCTAAATAAAGAGATAATGAAGATTTTTCAAATATACCCAACATCTTATCAATTAAATAAATTTTAAAATCAAACTGATGTTGATTTTGTTCTTTTAATATCTCGAAGATATCATAAAGCAACAAATGACTATAAAGTTCTCCATCTTTTGTCAGATCATATTGAACTACCTCTGAGGAAATATCGAGCAAACTTTTATCTTCTGTTTCAATAAATAATTCCGCTCCACGACGATCTAAAATATTCAATGGGATGAACAACTCTTTAACCGCTGTTCGAAAGAAGTTAGATATCTCTTCTTTCGTGTTATATGATAAAAACTCATAAACTGTCGGGTCCGATAACAGCTTAACCATATCATTAAAATGCTCAATAAAATGATCTGACAAGTCAAAAGAATAAATGATTTTAATGAGTGTATCTTTAATATCAAACTCACAGAACGCTTCTAATAATACTTCCTGTCTATCTGGATGTGACACTAATATTTCATAATTGACCTGCTGCACAATGTTTTCACAATACTCCTCCAGATAACTTTCAAGAAGCAAGGCAAAAAAATCTGCTCGTTCTAATTGATGAAAGAAATCTAATAAATCATATTTTTTCGCCAACTCTGCTAAAGCTTGCGGGCTTACCATGACATGCTCATAAAATGATTCTTTTAGCTGCGTTTTAAAAACTGCAAACCATTCTTGAATCACTTGAAATATTTCTTCATCGATACCATAAGACTTATCATGTTTTATATGAAAAGAATCAATGAACAAATGAAGAGTATCATTTACAGAATGATCAATTAAATACGATAAGTTTTTATCTTGAATGCTATCTACTAAATCTAATAAGTCATATAGCATCTCATAGACAATTAAATCATTATGTTCATCTCTAAGTTCTGAGTACATCCAATCACTTTGATATCCTTGTTTGGAAACTCCTCGAACTCTATATTGATTATGAGAAGAAGCATGATAATCGAAATGTTTTTGTGTCACCCAATATGATTCTTGTACTCCGTTTACGCTTGTTGATAAAACAGCCTTGATTCGCAATTTATCATGCAAAGGATCCCAATCTACTAATGGAATGACTTTTTGATAAAACTCTGATTCTAATTTTGAGTTATGATTAATCATCTTTAATCGCAATGTTACATCAGAATCAGAAGGAAAGGTGACATGCTTAAAAATCCGATCATCATGGGATTTCTTTATCAAAGGGAAATCTAAATTAGTTAGTTGTATTTCAACTTGATTGGAAAACAAAGATTCTCCCATGATTGTCACCTCTTTCTATTACTCTTCAGAAGATTTTTTGCGACCACGCCCTCTTTTTGGCTTCTCTTTTTCTTCTTCTACCTCTTTATGTTCCTCATGCTTATTCTCATGATCTTCTACTTCACTGAATAATTCTTCAATTTCAGATTCTACTTCTTTTTTCTCCTCTATCTCAACGCTGCTAGCTTTGATCTCTTCTTCAGGTTTTGAATTCTCAATAAGGCTTTGCTGTTTCACGCTTTCTGCTACAATATCAGATGATTTTTCTTGAATAAAACTGACTCTGTTTTTCACTTGTTTTAATACTAATTCGTATTTTGAGAGCCATTGATCAACTACTTGTTGAGGCAGTTTACCTTCATATAAAATAAGCGCCGGCTGTTGACACATAATCGCATGACAAATACCTGATAAATCTGTATTGTCATCATAATAAATTTCCCGAATTGGATTACTAAGATTTAAATTAATGTTTGTTTTTGGATCATAAAAAGCTGCTCGATTCGGTGCTAAACCAACTTTCAATACTGGCATTTAACCGTCCTCCTTTAAATATTTATAAAGCGGGCGAACGATACCATTCCCCCGCTTTAAACATGTGATTTCAATTAAGATACAATTTTGATGCGATCTGGCTCTGGATAAGATTTTTCAAATGCAATATTACGAGCAACTGCAACAGCTTCTCCTCGGTTCAGAATACCGATACCATATCGTTCTTTGATTTTGATACTTTGAATATCACGCATAGGATCATCAAATTGTTCTGTGCTAAGCGGATCTTTTTCAAGTAAAATTCCAATATTTTTAGCATCAACTACATACATATCAAACTTTTTATCTACATGGTTAAATGGTGCGAATGGTGTAAATTTAATGTTAATCGCAAATGGAATACGACCGCTTACTTGATCCGGCTGAATTTTTAAGTTGGTAATTTGAGATCCACCTAGTGCTGCGTGTGTCAAGCTGTTGATAATGTCATTTTTAAAGAAAACAGACCAAGTTAATGGATGCATGATAATGTCAGACGGATTATATCCATGTGCCATAACAGAAATAAACATGTCAATTAAGTCTTCTGTAGACAAGGTATTATTTTTATTTCCTTCTCGGTCACATCCACTTGTGCCTGCTTCTGGATATTTTTCACGTATATCGTTATCAAACACAACATGTCCATGACGAGAAAACTGATAGAATGTTTTTTCTTCTTTCAAGCGAGCCATTGCTTCTCCCGCTTTTCGAACTAAAATTCCAATAACATCCCATTGAGAATCTCTGATCATTTCATCACTGATACGAACAATCATACCTGACTTCCCAACTTTCACTTCTTGAGTTCTGTGAAGTTGGAAGTCCACTGTTTCTTCTGGATACGCTTGTGTTTCCCCAATGTCATGTGCTTTCATTGCACCAATGGATGGAAACTCAATAGAGCGCCCTTCTGTTAAACGAACTTTTTGAAGAAGGTCTGAACCAATGTAAATTGGCTCAGCAGCTTCTCTCATTAATCCGGTGATGACACGAGGAATCAAAATAGATGCATCTTGAGTTGTTAATGCTTCCGAAACTGTTACAAATTCACTTTTTGGAATTTGTGTCCAATCCTCGTCTAAATCTAATTGCCGCTGCATTCGCTGTATAATCTTTTGAGATTCTTCAGATAGTTCCATTTCATTGATGTTTATCATTTAACTCACACCTTTCATTATTTTTGCAACAAGATACGAACAGCCCCAACGGATCCTTTAAAATCCCAGTTTGTCGGTACGCCTGGGATTTGCCCCGTTGCTTTAAAGTCAGCTGTAATTTCAATAGGCGTATTTCCAGTACTGTTATCTACATCTACAATGACTAAACCAGATGGGAAATCAACATGAACTGGTTGAATTTCTGTTCCATCTGCATAAAGCTTTAATGAGCCCTCCACAATTGGAGTTTTCTCAATTCGGAAATTATGTCTTCCTTTTTGTCCTGGTTGAATATATCCTACTCGCTCTCCTGTAAACGGAACTTCAATTCTCGAACCATTTGTTAAGCCTGGGATTCCTGTTGGGAAGTATTTATTAGTTTTCGTATCCCAATTTCGATATGTTTTTTCATATGGATATCCTGGGAATCCATCCTGAGAGCCAAGGTCTTCAGGTCTGAATCCATTTTGATTTTTCCAATCATCTTCTTTCATATCCTCTTGTGACCATCCAACCCATTTCAACCAACCTTGAGGTGGCAGGTTTGTTTCAACTGCCCAAACTTGTCCGATTACTTGTTCAGATAGACGAACATATTCTTTTTCTGCATCTGCAAGTTTTTGCATAGCAGCTTTTAATTCTTCCAAATCAGCCGCATTGGCAGCTTCTTGTTTTGCTTCCTCCATTTGTTCTTTCACTTTATCGAAATCAGCTATGATTAAGCGTCCTGTTTCATCTGACATAACATAATCTCCATTTTTAACAGGACGAGTTGGATCAACATCGTAAAATGCGCCCCATTCAATACTGTAAGCATCTTCTTTCTTTGGAATGTAAGGCAATTCAATATAAATTTCATTTTCAATAGTTGGTTGGAAACCATTGAATCCATCAATAATCTCTTCATAAAGGTTTGCATATGCAACCCCTATAGCCCGATTGGCTTTTCGTGTATACGTTTTTCCGTTCTTATCTAAATCTTCTACGTCTACCCCACCATTTGCGAGTGTAAGAACCGGACGATAAAATCCAGAATCTAGATCTTTTATATTTCCGTTTTGGAAAATTCCCCCATCATCAGTGGCAGGTGCAACAGCACGACCTTTTGGAATAACAACCCATCCGTCACCACCGAAATGATAGCGGAACAAACGTTTTAAGCGTGGATCAATCAAAAACTTTTCACCCGGCGAATCATGTGTACTAACTTGTAGTTTCGAATTCGTTCTAAAATATTGATCTCGTTCATCAGGAATAGGACCTGTAATTCCTTGAAATAACGCCATATTGTTTCACTCCTTTAGTTATTTTCGTTTTGAACCAAACATTTTGGTTATAGTTGCAACAGCTTCTTGATATGACAGTTTATTGTCTTTATCCTTGTTGTCTTCTGAATTCTCATTTTCATCAATAGTTAGACCTGGATTTTTTACACTGCCGGCCAGCGGACGGGCATGCACACGAGATTTTTCATACTCTTGTGTAAGGTCTTTCAATGTATCCATAAGAGATTCTTTTGTTCTTCTTACATGATCTTCAATTGCTTCTTCTGGCGTTTTGCCAAGAATATCAGATTTATGCAATGCTTCTTTTAATCGCACTACTTTTTCTGCTAAATACTTATGATTTTCAGCCCTTAACTGAACGTTTTCATCTACCAATCTCTTATTTTCTTCTTCTAAATCAGAAAATTTAGATTGCAATTTTTTGTTTTCTAATACTAAATCGGTTATGGTTTTCTGCATTTCTTCGATTTTTTTAAGACTATTATCTTCTTGAATAGGTGTGCTTTCATTTGTTTGTTTAGTCTCTTGAGTTTGATCTGCCGGTTTATTTTCTTCTGGTTGCTGCTCTAATTGTTCGTTTATGTCACCCATTTGATTTCCACTCCCTTCATCTGTTGCCATTAAATCTAATAACTTTTTGACATCATCATTTAAATGCTCGTATAAATTCACTTCAGGATTTTGAACGTCTTGATAAAGACCTTCAGCTATTTGATACATACTGATAATCGCAGATTCTTTTGTCGTTTTCTTTGATTTATCATCATCTTCCACAATTTGCATAGTCACATTTCTTGCATTTTCATCGGATGGTGTATTCACATAGCTAACTTCTCGTCCAAAGGTAGGGCCGATAATAAAATGACATGTCTGCTCATCATATTTTTTCCCTGGCCAATGTTCACACCATTCTTCTGTTCGATCTTTTCCACAAATATTGCATGTTACTTTATCTGTAGAAGCACCGATTGAAACGGTCTGATAACGACCATCAAGCACCTTTTCAATAGCATCTT